TTACTCCTGTTCCTACATTGTTCATAAGGTTAACAAATGGCAACCCATCTCCTCTATTTACTATAAATGGACCAGCAAAAATATTGGTTACGTGATAGTCTAGAAAATTATCATTATTGTAGTCTCCAACGCCAACTCCCATTGACTTAAGTCCAAAATTTATTTTAAGTTCTCTACTTTTATTTTCAAATCTTAAATCAGGATATTGATTGACTAGTAATCTGTTTGATTCACTAGTTTCACCAAAATCATTTATTATAAATAAGTCTAAATCATTATCATTATCAAAATCTGTAAAAACACCTCCAAAACCATAACCTTTCCCTGAATCCATGAGTAAATCTGAAACGTCTTTAAAAAATTTACCTTCAATATTAATAAATAGCTCATCATCACCCGTTTCATATTCTTCATTAATAGAATAATGGTTTAAAAGAGCAATATTATGAGTATTGAAGGGACTGTCTTCAAAATAAAAGTTTTTAAAATAGTTTCCGACAAATAAATCTGGGTATCCATCAGCATTTATATCTCCAAAAGAGCAAGATGTAGAAAAGTTATTTTTTGTAATACCATATTTTGTGCTTGAATCGCTAAAAGTGCCATTACCATTATTAATGTATAGTACAAACTCGAATCTAAAGTCTTCCCAAAAGTTTCGTCTTTTATTTTTTTGATTTTTCATAAATATTAATTTAACTTAAAATTTCATTATTCTTCTTTTCCCTTTCTATCAATTTTTTAAAAGGTAAAAGGTAATTTTCATATCTATTTTCACCTAAAATGGAATCAATACCATCATTTTTTAGCATCCTATAGACATTCTTTATACTTCTATCATCACTTAGTGGGGTGTCTATCAATTCTTTAACATTATTAATAGCACTATCAGTTAAAAGTGGGGTTTTCAGGTCAACTAATTTTTCATTTATATTATATAGTTTGTCACCCTGAATACCATCGGTTATTCCGTTGATTATATTAGTTAACACAGCTAAAGGTTTTTTATTTTCAGCTAACCTACTTTCTTGTAATTTTTTGGCTTTTTCAATTATATCATTTAGTTTAACTTTCTTATAAGTTATTTCTGGAAATAATTTGATTAGTGTTTCTTCACCCAAACGTTTAACACCTTTTATGCTATCACTTACATCTCCCGTAAGTATCTTAACTAAAGCAACATTTTCATAGTGATATTTAAAGTAATTTTTGAAGTTATCTGTTGTGATATATTTTTTTAAATCTAGTAAATACATTCTAACTTCATCATTAACTAGCTGACACAAATCTCTATCACTTGTAGCTATGGTTATTTTTTCGTTTTGTTTTTTTGTATTACAAATATAAGCAATAAAATCGTCCGCTTCAACTTTTTCATCAACTAATTGTCGAATATATAATTCCTCTAAGTAATTAAATACCGTACCTCTCTGAGCTACCTCTTCTAAATCTTCTGGCTTAGTACCATTTACATAGTCTTTACCTCTACCACTTTTATAATCTTTATATATTTCCCATCTTAATTTACCAGAGAACTCGCCATCCCAAAAAACGAAAACCTTATGATAAAGATTTTCGTCAATTAATTTTCTTAATACTGTAATGAATTGATATATACCGCCAATGTGTTGGCCATGTCTATTGTATTCGTTTTTGGCACCCATAAAGCCCCTTTTATAAAGGGCATTACCATCTACCAATAAAACATTTTTACTCTGTACTACCCTTTCATGCTTAGGTGGTCTTCTTTTCATTCATGTTAATTAGAATGTTAATAAATAGTTTACTCTCCAAGGTCATCCATCCCGAAGCCTTGTTCTTCTTTTTCGATTACGAAATCGTCAAGAGTTGTATTCAATCTTTTCAATATATAATCTTTATGTTCTTTTTTGTACTGGTCAATTTTTCCTGGATTCCAATAACCATGTGGTGTAGATGCTAATTTACCATGTTCCTCTATACCATTAACTTGATTTTTCTCACATCTAACTTTGGTCTCAATGCCGAACTGGTAAGTTTCTCCAGCAGATGTTGCTTTCAATTTAACTGTAGAGTGTGAAAGTATTCCACCAAAATGAACAATTACTCTAGGTGAGTAGAAGAATGCTTCACCACCCTTGTGTTTAATAACCTTGTTCTCATTATCTAACCAAATCTTTTGTACAACAGCAAATGTATTTGTATATGGTTTACCCATTTTTCTAGATGCTGGTATTCTATGATTTGTTAATGACTTGAATGCTGTCTCCATTGAGCCAGCGTTCCATTGATTATTATTAGACTTGGACATTACTGATTTAAACCCATTAATAGAACCAACTGAATCCCATAAAAAACATAGGTTTCTTGGTAAATCACCTTCATCCTGTGCATCTAATAAGTCACTAATTATTCTAGCAACGTCTTCAATAACTGGTTCACCTCTTAATTGTTTGGTACCCTCTTTACCGTTAGAATAGTCTATAAATTTATATCTTTGTAGTAAATCATCACCATTCATAAAGATAAAATCACCCTCGTAATCAATAATTTCACCAGTGTCTTCATCTATAATCTCTTCAAACTTAACACCAATATTTTTGGCGTGTTCCCAAGACCAATTGCCTTCAGTCTCTATAATAACTGGTAAGTCACCAATTTTTTGAGCCCCAGCAACTGCTTCATATATAGCTGTAGACTTTCCTGTATTTGAATAACCTCTGAATGATGTAAAATAACCTCTGGCTAATCCTGGTATCTTTAATGCTTCATGAAAAGAATCTGACATGGGTATCCACGTTAAATCTTTTTCTTTTACGGTAATATCCATACCGTTACTTTTTTTAAAACTTGATAAATCAAAGTTCTTTTTTCCAATAGTTTTTTTAGGTGCTTTTTTAGCCATATTCATATTAATTAATTTTTAGTAAAAAAAGGGTGGCTAAAAACCACCCATTTATTATTTTAATAACCATTAAAATGGTAAATCATCATCTTCATCATCGTAACTATTTGCTGATGTAGTTTCAACAACTTTAGTTTCAACTGATGCATTTTCATTTTTAACTGAATCTAAAGTATGATTAGCATTATCATTGGTTTCGGAACCCATTCTTAATTCAGAGTCTAGACTATCAATTTCATTTTGATTAGCTTCTGATTCTCTACTTTCCTTAGAAACATACTTTTCTTTCTGTTTGTCCCATACTGGAGTTTCACCACCAACTACAATTGCTAAATAATCATACTTTCTAGTACTGTAAACATCTCTCCAGGTTCTTGTGTCAGAAACCCATTCTTTTACAGTATTCTCATCTGAACTCAAAGGTGTTGATTCAATTGGATATGTAATTGATTGTACAACTGGTCTATTGTTTTGGTCTCTTGCGATGTTAATTAATAAATCTCTGCCAGTTTCAGTGTCTGTAATGTCATGCTGAACTGCTTTTATTGCCCCCATAATTTTATCCATAGTTCCAGTTTTTCTGTAATCGTGGTTGAATCTCCAGAATTTTACACCGTCAGATTCATTATCTCTATCGATAATCTTAACCACATACATCATTCTTGGGGAATATTTTTTAGCTAATTCCTTATCGCTCTCTTTACCCGTTGATAATAAAGCTTGTCTAGCTTCACAGAATGGGCATGCCTCATCGTCTTCTAATTTAAGACATGGAAATGTTTTCCATTCACCTTCCACTTGGGCTTTATGTCCCCAAAAAACAGTGAAGGGTGTTGTTTCGCCTTCAGCTGGAGGTAGAATTCTAATTCTTTTTGTTTCTTGATTTACACCCTTTGGTAAGTAAGTACTGAAATAATTCTTTAAATCATACTTTTTTGCAGTTGTGGATGTTCTTCCATTGTGGGAATTTTCGTACTGCTTCATCATTGCTTCAAAAACGTTGCTCATAATAATTGTTTTTTGTTTTGTTTTTAATTGTGTTATTTAATAGTCTGTCGTAATAAGGCGTAATATTTATAAGTCGTAATATTTGTATTTGTAATAATTTTAATAGTAATATTCTTAGTTAATAATATTTTGCATTATTATGCACATTTTTGTTATCTTAAATATACTAAAACTTTATAAAAAGTAAAGTACTTTAAGATTTTTTTAAATTCGTTAGCAAATATAATACACACTATTTAGTTATGCAACTTTTAGGTAAAAAAAATGAGAACATTTTATGTGTTCTCATATTTTTTATATTTTTTTTTTAATTTTATATTTCGTCTTCAACGTAATCGTTGTCATCTAGTGATGTTTTAACATGAATATCATTATAATCATAATCAACATCATCTTTAGTTAAAACATATTCTTTTTCTTTGTTTCCTTCTTCATCTTTGTTTAAAACATCATACTTACCCTCTTGGTCACCCCAAAAATCAGTTAGCTTTAAATTATATGGATAAGAATCAAGAGAGCGCATTTCTATTTTTTCTTCT